GCCTTCCGTACTTTTGGTAAAAGACGTTTGGAGATCCTGCCGACCGCCGCCATTTTTTTCTGGATAACCCTGTCCACTTGCATCTTTGCGGCAGGTGTCAACGATGCATAATTTTCACCTTGTTTACCAGCAAATCTTTTTCTTAATAACTTAATTGCAGCTTTACGAGCTCTTTTCTCTAGTCTCGGTCTATCAGCCATTCTCTTCATTCGTATTTTACGCATGCGAGAGATACGGGGAGCAAGTCTCTTCATACGTCGGCCGATTGCCATTCTCTGCTGTACTGTAAGAGGTTTGCGTTCTTCTCCAAGCAATTCGAGATATTCACCATACTCCTCGTCAATCTCTACTACTTCCTCGAGAGCTTCCAAGTCAGTCATTTCAATAAATGCATCAAGTTCATCATCAGTAAACTCGAAGTCACTGTCATCCCATTCGATGGACTCGTTTGTTTCTTTTTCCATGACTGAACGAATTTTATCATACATATCTTTTTTCTCTTTTTCCGACATGGATTTTGGAGTTCCTTTTTTAAATGAAGCATAATCGCCAGCCTGCGCAGCTGCGCGCATCTTAGATGCAGACATACCAGATACACCGTCGGCATCAGGGTCTCTTGCTCCAGCAGACACTACCTTAATTGATTTGAAGTTGTAGTCTTTACCATTATATTTTGGCAGGAATGTTTTAAATTCTCTTACACGATCTGATCCGACGACAAGCACCACATCGGTGTGTCCCATCTTTTCAAGCTCTTTCATGACTTGAATTATGGTCTTCGATTCTGATTTTTTGACAATCGGACCAAAAGCTTTTCGGGCAATAGCAAATTTGTCCGCATACGAGAGAGGATTCTTTTTACTATCCTGTGAGTGCGAGATGTAGACATGAGCCATCGCACCGAGTTTTTTAGCTTCGGACTTGACCTTGTCTACTAATTTTTGGTGACCGACCGTGGGGGGATTCATGCGTCCCCACGTAAAGACTATCTTTGACATTTTATCTCCTCAGGTTTTCCGTGGACTAACTGGGAGCAGTTAGTTTTTATTATTTATATAAAATTTATTTTTGCCAACCCTTGATGATCTCCGGAGAGAAATTAGCCTTACTAAACTCTAAACGGTCTACTAATTTAACAGCACCACCCTTCAATTTGTCAATCGCCACAAAACCCTCTTGGCGTGTTACTTGAAAGCCCTTTGCTGTTCTCAATACAGTATCAAGCTCTTGTGTCTTATCAAACTGTGCTATGACCATACCCTTTGCATCTACCAAAACCTTCATGAGATCAAACATAGCAATGAGTTGACTCTTATTCATAACTACTTTTTGAACGAGATTATCACGGCGCTGCTTCCATTGCTCTTTCGCCTTCTCGGTTTTCTTTTTGTCAATCTCTTTCTGATACCAATCATTAAGGTACTGGACAAGTCCCGTAGCCATCGTACCAGATGCAGGAAAGTCCGATCCTCTGCGGATGTATGTATTGACAAAAGTCATCGTCTTCTGACGCAGCTCATCGTCACTCACAATCATTCTAAACGCATCACCGTCGACTGTACGAAATAACTTGCCTGCTTTGCTCAAGAGTTTATCAAATGCAGCAGACTCTTTTTTACTGAATAGTGCCTTTCCTGACACATCTCGGTACGTGGCATCATCCATCCAGATAGTAGAGGGTGCTCTAAACTTGCTGGCAATCTGTTTACCGAATGATGCACTCATATTTTGAATCGTACTGCCAGTATATGTTGTGTGCCATACAACACCTATCTTCGCCCTTGCAATTTTCTTTCCGAGTGGTGTGTTTACAGGTACCGCATACACGATTGTGTTTGGCTGAAACGTGTAGTATTTCTGACCGTCTATGGTTTCTGTTTTTACATCACCCTTGGTAAACATCATATCGCCCTGGTATACACCAGATTTAATTCCAAGCTTAGAAAATTCAGCAAGTGCTACTTTGAATTTCTTGGCGAGGTCACCTTTGAGTTCTTTGTCGATATCAGCATTCGACTTATACATCTTAGGAGTTTTAGCGAATAGACCCTTCTTTGCAACGAAGAACTTTTTATCTTCAGGATCGACTCCGGCAAATACAGCAGGTGCTCCATCCCACTTCACAGTGATGTCGACAGCAGACGATGCGTTACCCTTCAGCATATCACGTAGATCTCGAAGGAAGTTAATTGCTTGACGAGTACCATCGACACCTCCAAGGAACATCAGCTCCTCGATGTGAGTCATATGAGTGTTCTTTTCTTCGACGATGAATGTTTTGAATTTGATCATCAGACTTCCAAAAGCTCTTCGAGTAGTTTTTCTTTTTGAATCAAATTACGATAAGCTCGAAGTTCTCTTTTGCCTTTAATTGAAATGAGTTTCTTTTTTGTTTTTGAATCTTGAATATCTATAGTTGGTAGAGTAAGATCTCGATATACTGCTTCTAATTTTATTTTCTTTAACTTATCTTCAAGCTTATCGAATGATAAAACACTATAATCGCCAGAGTCTTTAAAGTGAACCAGTTTTACATTTTTTTCATTTCGAGTAGCATAAAAGTTAACCATCTTTGCAATGGTTTTTAGCATTGCAAATTCTTGTTTATCATTCTTTAGTCTTTTATTGATCTCATTGGCAGCCCATTTGTACGAATAATGAAAAGCCTTAACAATACCATCATCATCTAAAAGCATATTATCATGTTCTTTTTGTTTTCTGCTATAATTAAGACCTAAGTTTTTCCACAGAGCAGTATGATGTTTTCCTGTGTAACCAAATACCTGACCAAACTGTTTTGTACTCGTTCCTGACTTCAATGATATGTTCAAGTTCTTCAAGAGACGACCGTCTACGACGACTTTTAGATCGACTTTTGTTCCGCTTTGATCAAGTGTTCCTTCTGATTTTACATCGATAACATTTTTAGAATTATTTACATATAAGAATTTTGCATATCTTGTTACATTTCTGGAATTAGCATAGTTGATTGCAGATCTAGCTAATTTCATAATCAACTTATCTTTGGACTTATCTAATAGATCTTCATACGATGGTTGTGGTAACATAATTGTCAGATTTACTGTATCTTGATTCTTTCGTAAATCTTTAATATTTACTTTTTGATATAACACTGCTCCCTTTTTAACTGCCTGAGTTTTTTCCTTTCGAAGATTATTGAGTGATGCTGTAAAATCAGCAGCTGATATATCTTTGATGTCATCACCAACTCTGTTTTGGAACTTTGTGTATAATGCAAGACCAAGTAAACCTTCTGCAATGTCACCTTTATTTCTCAATTTATTTTCACCACTATCCTTCGCTTCAATTTTTACACCATTTGGTAAAACAGTACGACCAGCAGAGGAAGTTACACCCTTCTGACTTGCATCTTGGTATTCACCTTTCAGTTGCTTTGCAATTTTTTGAAGTACTTCTACGCGATCATCAGAAGTTTTTACAGTTATATTATTTCCTTTTTTTACTGCGGCATCATACTTTAACTTTTTTAAAGAAGACAGAGTGTTTTCAACATCTTCTGCTGCTTCTTCTAAATATGTTTTAAATGTTTTCATTTTTTTTATCCTAGAAAGTAATAACTTTGCCGCGAACAGGTTTATCTGTCACAACCAATCGCCCAGCACTGTCACCTCTTGATGGTGATTTACTATATATTTTTGGGATACCTTTTCTATCTAATGCTTCTGGATCAAATGTTTGGTCTACCCTTCTTGCTCGAAGACGGAAAAAAAGATCCTTTGAATCTGAATACGTTTTTGAATCAATCAACTTACCGTTTACGGTTAACGTAGATTGTTTATAATCTGCTGAAACTTCCATGGGTCCAATGTACATATAGTCTATTGGGCCTCCCATGGCCTTATTACCGATCACCAATAATTTTTTATCTTTATCGTTTAATTTCGCAAAGGTATCTGGAACTTTTTCACCAGGTTTTAGTTTGTTCTTTTTAATGTGATTGTCGTAAGCAGCTCGAAAAAACCTTGCTCCGAGTCCAGGTATAATTTCCTCTATGCCACGGAGACCACCACCTGCAAGCGATGGTGCTGTAGGTCCTTTCATCGATATGTTTAGTATACCTCGACTGGTAAATATCTGGACATCAGTATATGGCTCAGATCCGGAAGCTTGTCTACCTGTATATTTTTCAGCCTTAATGACGCCGTTTATAGTCGCATCTTTTGTTTTTAGTGTGATTGGTTTATCGCCATTCATCATTACTGCATCTGTAATGGCAGCAACAAACCCATTTTCCTGTCTTTCAGATGTTCTTCCTGACTCAATGAGATATTTTTTGGAAAATGATTTTGTTGCTGAATTATATGAATCTTCGATTAATTCATTTACAGTTTTTGCAACCATCTTTTTTCCTTTTACATATATTTACATATATTTATAATCCTTTCCACCCATATACCATTCCCAGTACTCATTGACCATGGTTTCCAACACGTCTCTTGAAAGACACATATTTGCTGTGTGTAACCATTCTTCAATTTCATTGTCCGTGGAGGTTTTTCCTACACGCTTTAAATGAAATTTTGCAATCTCACGAGAAACGGAATTTTGGAAATCTACAGCATTATCATAGTTCATAGCCATACTCTTTCATAAATGTTTCAGTCAGCGGGCCCTGCAGCCTGTAGGCCTCAGTTTCCCAAGGCCTTTTTGCATACTCGGTATTAAGGTAGTTCCGATATTTACCATCCTTACATTTCCACATCTGTTTGTATCCACCGCGGAACTTATCTTTCATCCGACCAGTAGCACCCTGCCAAACATGTACCATTTCGTGCATGATACACTCGATGAACTCTTTCTTTGAAACAGTCCGGCTCAAACGATGGTCGATATCAATATGATAGTCACGGTCATCATCACCACGGTAACAAAAACCCTGAGCACCATCCTCGAAAGTTTTAGTGAAATCCAACGTGATCTCCAGAGAGCGGTGTCGAGGCATTAACATATCCATGCACCACCAAATAATCTCACTTGCAAGCTCACGGTCCTTTTTAAGACCACCCACAACATCCACAATAATCATCTACCACACCTGACTGATTACAACAAAGTATGCGAAGAGAGTCATAAAGACTCCCACGCACACTCCAGCAAAGAAATCAGGAATCATTTGCTCGCATCCTTCATGTATTGATTGACAACTTCAGCGGCAAAAGCGAAGTGACCGCCAATGTGCCACCTGTATTTACCGAGAGGTGTTTCACCGACCTTCCAATCGTAGATCGTAGCGATGACACATTCGTCCTCGACATCGAACTCGAGATTCCACTCAGCGGTAACCTTATCATCGCCACTGCTTGTATAACGAGGCTCACCGAAAACATCCACGATCTCATCATAGGTGGTCTTGACGTAGCCCTGCAGCGAGGTACCGCCGACAGGTACTTCGGTATCGATCAGCTTGATATCCATTACGATGCCTCCCCTAAAAGTTCGGTGTAGCGGCCGCTCCCGTATCGCTCGATGTCCTCGATGTCGGTGATTTCCATCTCGACATAGTCCATGAGCTGACGGACCTTACGACGTTCGTCAGTAGTCAGACGGTTGAGCTGACGGCGAATGTGGCGAGGGCTGTCGTCCTCTGCAATCCGCTTGATGACGTCAATCATCGTGGTGTAGGTATAATCCATTGAAGTCTCCTTATCAATCATCATATGTACATACTAACAGGTACTTCAAGGTATGTAAACAAATTTTTTAAAAAAAGTTTTGTTACATATCAAACACTTAGCATTTTTTTCTATCCAAATTTATACCGAATTCCAGATCTTGGACCAAAAATCGAGGGATATTGCCCTCGAATGATTTGTATTTCAGTTTATCCATTGCATAGAGATTGGCCTTATCTTTATCTCTTGTGTGACAGACATACATACTGTTGATCCGATCATATATCCGATAAACATCACCTGCTCTACGAATTTCAAACATGGTACCTCCTAGTTAAACAACTTACTGAAGTCTTTACGACCAGCCTTCTTGGTCATCCACTTCATGTTCTCTTCTTCGTCGAATCGTTCTCCGAAGTTAGATTTGTCCATGACTGGTCGATCATCTACAATGTCACTTTGAGCAGACTGCTCTGTATTGAACAGCCTCATTTTCGCTCGATCCACACCGATAACAAATCGTTTGTGAAGAGATGGATCATTGTAACGATTTTTAAGTTGCTTCACCATGATCTGACCAAGTTGTTCCATCTCTTCAGTCGAGATCAGGGCGCACATAAAGTCAACAGTCGCAGGCAAGGCAAACGATTCTGAAGTGTCTTCGAGTCCAGGATCACTGTTGGTAAAACCTGATCTGTTCAGCTGCGTGGCGCTGATAATTGGCAGACTCTTTTCAACAGCCAGACCACGAAGCTCTTCAGCAATAGATTTAATATAGGTATAACTGTTGACATTGGATCCATATTTTAATCTAGCAGAGGTGCAGAGGTTGATGTAGTCGATGTAAACAATATCTGGTCTGAAGTTCTTTTTGAGACTGAGCTCATTTAACAAGTGACGAAAATGCCCAGAACCAACTGTTGCCGTTGGGAATTCTTTGATAATGAGTTTGCCAGTAGTTTTTTTCTTGAGGCGATTGATCTTGTCGTCATAAATCTTTTTCGGAAACCCCTGTAGTTCATCAAGTGGGATGTTGAGTAGATTTGAGTCAATCCTCTCAGCAATTCTTTCCTCGGCCATTTCAAGAGTGATATACAAGACATTTTTACCGTCTAGTAAATTTGATGCGGCAAAGTGACACATGGCCAGAGTCTTGCCGACACCAGTACCAGCAAGTAGCACATTTAGAGTTTTATTCGGCAGACCACCCTTGGTTATCTTGTTCATGTAATCAATGTCGAATGGTATTCTATCCTCAACTCGATTATAGAATTCATATCGATCATCTGCATTTTCAATGAAGTCGTGGCCGATATGATTATCAAAAGACACACTCAGCGAATCGGCGAGAATGGATGGGATCGCTTCCTTATTATATGTTTTAGAGTTACCATCAAGGATGTTGATAGATTCCATGATTGCATTATATACAGCTCTTTCTTGACAGAACTTCTCCGTGCTATCAGTAAGCCATATGGGGTCTTTTTTCTCGAATGAGAGCTGATTTATGTATTCATTCAGGCTTTTGAATGTCTGTTCTGGCACAGATTCTTTTTTATTAATTTCAATGAGTAGAGTTTCTTTGGTGGGTAACCCATTGTATTTTGTTACAAATTTATCGATCTCCTGAAACAGGATCTGCTCAGTATGATCTTGAAAGTATTCAATTTCAATAAATGGTAAGACTCTCCTTGCATAGTCTTCATCAAAGATCAGATTTGCCAGTATCGTCTGCTCTATTCTCACTAGATGTAGCCTCCGTGATAATTTCAACTAAAATGTTGCCTATAGTCGTTTCAAACTCAGAGTGGTCTTCTTCCGTTAATGCATCTACATCAACATTTTCCGGCGACTCTATTATTTCATAATCAAATTTTAATGTGGCCTCATCGTTTCGGTCTTCCTTAAATGAAACCACATCATATCGGTAAATTATACCACCAAATTTATCATCAGTCAATTTGATCCTTGCAATTTTTTCATCTACATTTTCGTCGAATAAAACATCATACTGCAACTGCGACATCATCATTCTCTTCTTGTTCTTCTACATCACTATCGGGTTGGCCATATTTAAATTCAACACCAGCAGCAATTTCAAGTTGATGTAAAATGTCTTCTGTAAAATATTCTTGAGGCCTTTCATTTATAGCTTTTCCAAACACCTTGCGGCCGTCTGGTAATTCATAACGAGTACTCACCTTTTTAATGATATCATATTTCTCGGCAAGATCAAGCAATCCATAGTATCTGTCAAGTCCGGTGCTGTAATGCAGTTTGACTTCTACATCTTTGTTCTCTTTTGTAAATCTTGACTTGATCATACGGCAGCGAATAATATTACCAACAACGTCTTTGCCGTCTCGATCTTTCTTCTTCGAGAGGAATACGATCTGTGATGCTGTATATTTGAGACCAGAACCACCACCCATCTCTTTCATCGGCACATATGAACCGATAACATCATAGACGTGATTGGTGATAATCATCGGAACATTGACTTTTGCAAGTTTTAAATTGAGCACCCTAAACGTGGCTTTGATTAACTGCGCTTTGGTCATGTCTCTAGTCTCTTTACCCTCAGTTGTATCTTCAACTTCTTTTGTGGTTGACAACTGACCGAGAGAGTCAAGAACCATTAGCATTGGCGGTCGTTCTGAGTCATCAGCCTTTGCATAGTTATCCAAGATTTGGATAGCTGTATGCCGAAACTTTTGGATTGTATCTGGTTCGGAGACAATGACTCTTTCTGAGTCAATACCTCGCTCTTCCATCATGGACTTTGTAACAGCAGCTTCAGTATCAAAATAGAAAACAGCGCCATCGGGATTATCACTGAGGAAACGCCGAACCATACCCAAAGCAAAGAAGGTTTTTCCTGTAGCGCTTTCACCTGCGAGTGCAAGAACTTTATTATTGGGCGCACCGCCAAAAATGGAGCCAGATAGAGCGGCGTTAAAAATATAAGAGCCGGTATCAATAGTATCGCTAAACTCACTAGAGCCCAGTCCATCAGCTGCAACATGTGTATTCTCGTCGTTTAATTCTTTGACAATATTCCTAAAGAAATCAGTCATTCAGGTAACCTCCTATAAAACATATATGGAGAATTATAATTTATAATTCTAAAAAAGTCAATCAGTTTCCGATTTATTATTTCGGCCGAATGTTCCCTGCTGGCGAATTGCTTGTTCATTCTGTTTCAGCCTTTGCTCACGTATCCATAATTTATTATCATCTGTTTCTTCATCTATAAACTTATCAAGAGTTGTCTCGCTCTCGAAGTCGACTTCACTTTTGAGATCCATCTCCACAATATCAACAGTATTTACAGGATCATCAACTGGTATAATTATCTCTTCTTCATCTGTTTCAACTTCTATGTCATTCCAGTCGTCTGCGACATTCACCGCTGTTTTTATTTTCTTCGGTTTAGAAAGAGTCATATTAGCACAGATAATCAAAAGAACTGCGAGTGGATCAAAAACAAATATGATCGTTATGATCACCCATCGCACTGCCTCTTCAAGTACTGATTTATTTGTGTCTTCATAGAAGAGAGCAGCAATATACTTGATAGGACCTACTTCCGCCTCGAGTTGAAGTTGCTGCTTCTGTAGGGGTCTAACGTCATCCCGTAGTCGTTTAATTTCATCGCTCGCTTCAGAAATGATTCCGGCGAGTGAGCCTCTTTCCACACGCTGGCTTTCACGCACGGCGATGGCTCCTTCTGGACCTCGGATCCTGTCATATTCAATAAGTGTCTCGACTGCCTGGTCGAGCTGAGTGATGACCATTTCGGCATCTTTAATTCTCCTTTGCTCTCTTTCGATCTGCTGATCGATGGCTCTAATTTCTAGTGAATTATCTCCCCCAACCAACGTCTGATCGATATGAGCTTTGGATAGAAAACCAAAGATGCCCATCGATGTAATGAACATCAGTACTATGACTGATCCTGTCAGATATGTCTTCAGTAACTTCGGACATGTCTTCCAGTTTTGATAGAGCCAGGATGCCGTCAGTAGCTTACCTACTTCTAGAACACCACCCATAACTGCTATCGGTATTGCTGCAGCCGCAAAGATGGCCATCAGACCAACAATACTATACCAGGCAGCAACACCTGATATTGCAAATGCAACTATTAGAGTTAGCCAACCCATATTAGCCTCTGGTGATAGCCAATACTTTATTTATGGTACTTTGTACTTGAGCTTCTCGATTTGGCCAATGAATATATTCTTTCTCAGCCGTTTTAAGAAGATTAACAAGTAAAGGCATAATGAGTTTTTCCAACTCTGTTACTTTGCCTTTCACTTCTTCTTGAGCTTGCGCTATCGCTACCTGTACATCATCTGATTCTTCGATATTTCGTCTAGTCAGAAGTGTGTCAAGTTTGTCTTCTAATGGAGAAAGTGCATTGAGTACAACTCGTGTTAAATCGTTTTCGTCAATCGACGGTGGAGTTTCAGTAGCGCTCTCTTGATTTGCTACATATGTAGCTTCATCAATGGCGCTGAAACCAAAATCCAAATTTTGATATTCTGCCGGAATGTCAGCCATTAAAAAAGTCCTCTAGCGTGTTTTGTTTTTCCACTGACCACCCGATAGCATCAAGAATATGTCGAATTGGATCTACATAAGATTTATCAAACTGCAGATCATAATCAATGAATCTATTCAAATCAAATTCAGGTGGTAATATAATAGGAAAAGCAATTACATTTTGCTTTGCCGGATTAGGCATTTTAAGATATGTAAATTTAATCTTATCGCCATTTTTAATTTCTTCATATTTATTATTTATATTTAATTCTTTTATGAGTTGATTGTACCGGCGAGAAGCACGAACATGAATGGGTACACCAACACCCTCTTTTTGTTTTTTCCATAGGTTAGACACACCACGAGGAAAAGCAACATCCTCTGGATTTAATTTTTTAAATTCAACTCTAGCAGTTGTGATAAATTTTTGTACGGCAAATTCATCCTCGTTCATAATAATAGATAAAGTCTTTTCGATGAGTTTACGACATATCTGTGGAGTCGAAGATCGAACGGACTCAATGCCGGTAATCTTGATTTTTGGCTTTGCATACTGGACACCCTCATTATTGAGTACGTTTGCGATGTACCGCTTTTTACCAGTAAAGATAACCTTTGATGCAATGACTTCTCGTTTCATGTGCATGCGCTGTTCGTATGCATTCACATAATCCTTGAGAGAATCATAAGTTTTTTCAAGAAGAGGTTCGATTTTCTGTTCGGCCACCTTGTCGATAAATTTGCATATTTTATCTTGATCCGTCTCGTTAGGCATAACTCGTTTTACAAGATCACCCATACGAACATATAAACTATCAGTATCAATAGCAATCACGTAGTCAACTTTATTTGTTTTCAACACATCGTTGAGATATTTGTTGATAGTATTTTCGGCCCAACGGATTGTAAGCTGACCAGAAATCGTGATTGCTTCTGCCATGCGGATGTCATAGTATCGAAACCACTTATTAGACATGGCACCATAGAGTGAGTTCATCATAATTTTAACTGCCATCTGCTCATTATCGAACCTGGCAATATCTTTTTCAATCTGATTTCTATCGTAGACTTTATCTTTGGGTGTGTTTTCAAGTTTCTGTTTAGCATCGAGCGCTTTTTTCTTGACCACTGTGCGCTCGTTGTAAAGGTTGTCAACGATTTGTGGAAATACACCGTGTGTTTTAGTGCTGAATAATTGACCAGTAGATGACACACATGCATTCTTTGGTATTTTAATGTTTACTCGTTGTAAAAGAGTTTCCACATCCACACCAGGTAAAACACCGTCCATAATAGTTTCGGGTGACATGTTGTACTGCATGATGAGATGCGGGTACAGAGAGTTCAGGTCAAAAGAGCAAACCCATTCGTGCATACCTTTCTGTGGATCTTTTACATATGCACCCTCGATGCGCCGATCGCTGTCAACTTCATCTTGTGGACTGAGTACAATGTCACCTTTCTTGAGTACATTATATATGTATGTATCCCAGATCTTCACGGATCCGAATGCCGTGACATAGACTGCATTCGCTTTGTGAGCAAGAGTCAGTGCAAGATCAATTAAACCGGTTTTGTCATTCATGCGCTCTACAAGCTGAGTGTCACGAATGTTATAGTCAATAAACTTCTGATGGTTTTCTCGATACAGAGCAGCAAGAGATGAGTACTCGGAGTAATCAAGTTTCTTTTCACCGAGAACAACATTGGCAATATTGTCGAGTTTATATGACTCCTGGTTACCATATGTATAACCAAATTTTTTGAATAAAACCATGAAGTCAAGCTGAGTGGTGCCAAGGATATTATATGTGGTATCACGAGACTCTGGTTTGATATTGAAAAGTGAGAACTTACGAAGTTGATCCTCACCAAGAACTCGAGCAATGCGGTTAATTAAATATGGCATATCGAACTCTTCTGAGTTCCAACCGCTGATAATATCGGGAATATTTTTGTTCCAGTGTGTAAGAAAACTTTTGAGCAAAGTGTGCTCGTCTTGACAGCGTATGTACTCGATCCGCTTGTCCTCAACTATTGAGTTACCAACCTCAAACCCGCCGATACCCCAAGTATAAAAGGTATCGTCTACATTGTTTTTAATTGTGATAGCAGTAACGGGCTGCTGTGCAAGATTTGGTTCTGGAAACCCCTGATCGGACTGCACCTCAATATCAATGAATGTGATGTTCATCACAGATGTATCGGGCACGCAGCCGTTCGGAAACTTTTGTGCTGTAAATTGAGCTACATAGTCTCTGTTGCCGTACACTCGGAAGTTATCGGCTTCTGTTTCTCGAATGAAGTCTCGGCAGTCCATCATGGTGCCAGGTTCAATCGTGTCGACGTTGATCCCGTCTAGTGTACTAAATTTTGTTTTATTACGGGTAGGAACGAAGAGGGTCGGTTTGAACCTAATCTTTTCGACCACTCTTCGCCCTTCGTGATATCCAACGTACAGAATGTCGTTGGACGTCCTCTCAACTGATGTGTAGAATGTTGTCATACTTTACTTATATCACTTAACATTTCAAAAGTCAACAATTTTACTCTTCAGTTAGGAGTTCCTTTTTCGCCTCAGGTACTTTACCTCCGGACGTAACCGGGATTTGGCGAGGCTTTTTATGATCTGGGATGATTTCTTTGAGTTGGATGACGAGTAATCCGTCTTTGAGTTCTGCTCCTTCCACCTTGATAGTGTCGGAAAGCGTGAATTGTCTTGTGAATGCTCGTAGAGCAATTCCTTTGTGAAGAAGGTTTCCTCCATCCGTTTCTTTAATTTCTCCTTGAACTGTAAGTTTCGAGTCTTCCAAAACAACGTTGATGTCTTGCTCCTTGAAACCAGCAACCGCTAGTTCAATAGAATAAGTTTCATCATCTTCGTGTTTACGAATGTTGTAAGGTGGATATGATTGTGGTTTTGCAAGAGCATCTGTGCGATCAAGTCGATCAATCTCTCGCCATAAACGATCAAAACCAACAAAGAAAGGATCAAATCTGCGTAGTGCCGCCGCATTATTTGTAACCATTATTACCTCCTATGGTTAGCAAGGTTTATAAAAAGAGAACCCATAAGGCATTCCCGTTTTATTTATATAGTTATTCTCCTACAAAAGTAAATAGGGGAGCGGGAGGAGATGAACAGTAGGAGAATATGATGATCCCGCTCCCCTATAACTTAACTTGCTGCTAGAGCGCGATAGCCAGCAGCAACGACCTCACGTGAAGGGGTACCGAGACGATAGAAGTTCTTTGTCTCACCCTTGCTGTTCGTGCGTGGATTTGCATAAATAGCAAAGCCCTTCATGCGCAAATCACTGACAGTGGCACGAGCATTGCCAACACCGAAACGAGATTCGATTTGCTTTCCAGTGAGAGTTTCACCGCTTTGAAGTGCGGAGAGAACTTTTTGAGTCTTAGTCATATTATAAGTCACCTTAGTTGTTACAAAAATGAAGTAAGGAGCTTTCCTTTATGGTCCGAGATACCACCCCTTACTTCCTCTCGGTAGTAATATGTTCGAATAGTCCCGAACATATGTACATACTATCAAACGTTTACCAGTTTGTCAACCATTTTTGAGATTTTTTTAATTATTCGCTCAAATAGAAAGAGCTTCCTTTTACAACTTCGTAACGAGTTGTGTCAGTATCATATTTCTTAATAAACTTAGAGCGCGAAGCAATCGCCATGCATTGCTCAAAGGTAGGATCTCCCCACCACGGATTACCTTCCCAGTTTTCTCCATTAGGCGGTCTTTTAAAAACAGCCTTCGCAATAGCCTTTGCAGCATCACCTGTAGCGGTAACAACAGCTATTGGACATGGACGTGCATACATAATAAATCTCCAAAGTGGTGCCGTCGCACGGACTCGAACCGCGGACCTGAGGTTTACAAAACCCCTGCTCTACCAACTGAGCTACGACGGCT